ATGGCGATGATGCGCGAGACCTACCGCGCCGTTCAGTCGCACACGATCGGCGCAAGCGCACCGTGGATGCACACGACTCTCGGTAAGGTCCTCACTCAGTTCCGGACCTTCTCCCTGGTCGCGTACCACAAGCAGTTGCTCTACGGCATCGAGCATCACAGCCCGCAGGTCGCAATGGCTTGGTCGATCTCGTCTCTCTTCGGCGCAATGCAGTACGTCGCACTGACGCATCTGAACTTCGCCAACGATGAGAAGGGTCGAAACGAACGGCTGACTTCAAGCCGCATCGCCGCCGCCGCGTTCAACAAGGCGGGCTACTCGTCGATCCTCCCCGGCATTCTCGACACCGTCACCGGCACCGCGACGGGCTATCGGGCGTTCCAACACGGGCGCACCTCTGGCCTGGACACGGGACTCATCACCGGCAACCCGACGTACGATCTCGCCTTCAACAAGATCGGCAACACCATCACCTCGGCCGCGCAATCCGCGCTGACGAACGACTACGTGTGGACCCAAAAGGACGTGAAGAACTCGCTCGGGTTGCTCCCCAACCTGTACGGGTATCGGAATTTCACCCACGCGATGTCATCTGGACAACCGACGCACAACTACCTGCGGCAAGGTCTCCAGCAGTAGAGCACTACCCTCGGGTTGGGACTTCCACCTCGGCCCGAGGTTCCCCCTTTCCCCACACCTAGGTCCCACCTAGGTCCCACCTTGGACTCCTGATGGCTTACTCCTTCGCAGCCTACACCGGCAACGGTTCGCAGCGCCAATTCGCTGTCACGTTCCCGTTCCTCCTGCGCGACCACGTCTCTGTCACCGTCAACAACACTTCGTTCAGTTTCGTGTGGATCAACGACGGCATCGTCGAACTCAGCGGGACGCCGGCCAACGGCGCGGCCATCAAGATCATTCGTAGCTCCAATCGGCAAGCGCGGCTGTCGGACTATCAGGACGCCCAGGTTCTCACCGAAGCACAACTGGACTTCGACGCTCGCCAGATTTTCTACGTTGCCCAGGAAGCGTTCGATGCACTCGCGTTCGCTACGGGCGTCACAGGCGACATGCTGCGCGCGAACAACCTAAGCGACGTGTTCGATGCCAACGCCTCGCGGCTCAACATCGGCGCAGTGAACGTTCAAGGCGACACGATGGAGGGATCGCTGTACCTCTTTGGTTCGCCCACGGTTCCGAACGAAGCGGCTACCAAGGGGTACGTGGATTCCGTCGTGGGCGGCGTAGGCGTTGTGACCAGCTTCAACACACGCACGGGCGCGGTCGTACTCACGACGGGCGACGTTAGCGCAGCCCTCGGCTTCACTCCGGTCAACAAGGCCGGCGACACGATGACGGGCCTTCTGGTCCTGTCGGCTGATCCGACGAGTGCCCTGCACGCCGTCACTAAGCAGTACGCGGATTCACTCATCGCGGGTGGTGGTACGGAACAGTGGACTTTCAATGCGGCGAGCAACAGCACGCCATCGGCATCCGCCGCCATCTCCAACGCGCCGGCCGCTTTCAATGACGGTCTTCTGGCGCTGACGTACGTCCGCACGGGCGGCGTCCCCGTCCTTGGGCACTACTACAACTTCGCTGTCACGGCTTCGTCCGCGGGCGTCGACGTTGCACGGCAGACTGCGGCCCGCGCTACCACTCTGGCAGGCGGCTCTCTGTACGGCTCGCGCGAGATCGTCGCCGGCCCGAAGACCAACACCGGCAACTGGACGATCGTGGGTCAGGGTCTCTCCGCATTCGAGCGGTACGCCGACCAAGGCATCAAGCGCACGATCAGCGGCAAGACTTCGATGGGCATGAGCATTCAGCCCGAGACCGATCTTGACATGGGCGACGGTACGACGGTGGGCTTCAATACGTCGTTCGGCATTACCTTCGTCAAGTCGAGCGCGGGTCTGAAGAAGACCTGGGTTCCTATCCTCACCGAAACCGATAGCGTCCCCGCTGCCGGCGTCCACCAAGTTCTCCGTGGTGGTTCGTCCGCTGGCCTCGCGTCGCTCGCCGCGGTGGAACTCTGGGACAACTTCACCTCCGGCATCGACTTCCGCAACGCCACTTTCAACGACACGAACAAGTCGGCTATCTGGATGGCGGCGCAGCAGTCTATCAACTTCGGCCCCGCGTCCCGTATCTTCGTGGATGCTGCCGGCAACCTGACCTTCCGCGACGCGATCGTCGGCATCGACAAGACGCTGGCCTCGCTGATTGCTGGCGCGGGTGGGTTCGACCTCGCGGCCGACCACATCTTCACCGGCCGCAATACGTTCGCCAAGAACGACGCGACAGACCTGCATTCGGTCATCATCAAGTCGGAAGCCAACGGCGTACTCGCGACTGGCGGGAATCTTCTGGCAACCGGCTACGCCGCGGCGCTCGACATCCGCAAGACTTCATTGCAAAGCGTTGAAGGCGCGGGACTCGGCGGGAACGTCGGGGCTTACATTCAGCACAAGGTTTCCGGCAATGCAACCTTCAACACGGTCACTTGCGGCATTCGAGTGCAGCACGACACCGCGCAGACGAAATCGGCCGGGTCTGTCAATGATGCCGTAGCCGGGTACTTCTCTCTCCGCACGACGGGCGCAGACATCGGCGGCTTCGGTATTCACTGCGACGCCAACCACGTTGCAACTGGCGCCAACTCCGTGATGTACGGACTCAGCGCGGAACTGTTCCGCCAAAGCAGCGCCGGCTACACGGTAGGCTGTCACATCCGCACGATCGGCGGTGGCGGGTACTACGACAATGACTTCGCCTTCCTCGCCTCTCCTGGCGGCGGCAGCACGAAGTTCGGCAGCGTGTTCGCTGGTGGTTCCGCAGTCTTCGGTTCAATCCCCGCGGATCGGGGCCTTGATCTCCGCTACACAGTGCTCAACACCTCGGCCATCAGCATCCCAAGCAACAAGAAGATTCACTTCGACGACGGCGAGGGCATCTCGCAACTGTTCAATTCGAGCACCGGGTACATGGAGTTCGCCAACATCGGCAGTAAGCGTGTCGGTCTCCAGATGTCGAACGGCGTGTTGACTCAGTGGGATGGTACGAACGGCTCGTTCGGTACTTGGTTCTTCGACGCGGCCGGGACGCAAGACTCCGTAATGAACGTTCGCTCGGGCAGTCGCACCTCGGCTCCCGCCAACGGGACGACCATCAACAACTGGCTCGTCATCAAACTCGACGGCACGAAGTACCGTCTCCCCCTCTACCTGTAAGGACACCATGGAACTCCAGAAGCTACGCCTCGAAAACAACGCGCTTGCGATCCAGAACATCAGCTTCCAGATCGACAACTTGAAGACAATCGGACAGAAACTCGTCGACGCACAGCCGGCGTTACTCGCCGAGTTCGAGGCAGCGAAGAAGGTGGAAGAAGCAGCGAACCAAGCCGCGCTCGAGACAGTCATTCCCGGCGCCAAAATCGTAGGATCAATTCAGGAATAAACCATGCCTTACTCCATCGTTCAATACACCGGGACGGGAGCGCAGACAACGTTTACGGTCTCCTTTCCGTTCATCTCTCGGGATCACGTCACCGTCACCGTAGCAGGTACGCCCGTGACGCCCGAGTGGTTGAACGATGGACTGATCCTGCTGTCGCCCGCGCCCGCGAACGGTGCTCTCGTATCTATCGCTCGCAACTCGAGTCGTAGTGCGAAGCTGGTCGACTTTCAGGATGCCCAAGTGCTTACCGAGGCGGCTCTTGATCTCGCCAACACCCAGGCTATCTACATCTCGCAGGAAGCGTTTGACGCAAGTGATGTCTCGAACGTGACCTCGGGAGTAGCGGCCGACGCCGCAGCCGCCGCAGCTTCAGCCGCCGCCGCCGCAACGAGCGCGACGAACTCAGCAACATCCGCCGCAGGATCGGCGACGAGCGCGACGACTGCCGCTACCTCGGCAACTTCAGCAGCGGGGAGCGCATCGAGCGCATTGACAAGCGCAATCAACGCCGCGATCTCAGAAGCCAACGCTGCGGCCACGCTGGCGAACGCGCTGGTCAAGACGAACAACCTGTCAGACCTGACGGACACCACAGCCGCGCGCAGCAATCTTGGTCTCGGCAGTGCTGCGCTGGCGTCTTCGGCGTCCTTCCTAACAGTCGCCAACAACCTGTTCGACCTCGCCAATGCGGCGACGGCGCGGACCAACCTGGGCCTCGGCACCGCAGCCGTGGCAGCGTCAACAGCCTTCGCCACCGCGGCACAGGGCACTCTCGCAGACAGCGCAGTACAGCGCGTCGGCGACACGATGACCGGCAACCTCATCCTGACGCGCACGGCCAGTCTTGATCGCTTCACCGAATGGCGGAACTCTATCGCCAACACGAACGGTGGGCGTTGGGCGTGGCTGCATACCAAGAGCGGGGCGGACGACCTGCTCTCCCTGATGCCGGTAACAGATGCCGGCACCGACACAACCGCGATGATTAAGTTTCAGCGAACCGGATCGTCGCCAAAGAACATCATCGTTGCTGCGCGGACCTGCTTTGGCGGGGTCGCTGATGACACCGTCTCCGACTTGCAGTGCTACGCGCTGAATATTGGCGGTTCGCTAACCGGAAACTTTGACATCACTCTGCCCGCGGGCTACTTCATCACCTTCGGTGCGGGTGGCGGTGTTCTTAATCCGCCCGAGTTCGATGACGGGACCTCCGGCACCACCAAGACGATCACCTTCAACGGCGCGAGCGAGTTTCATAAGGTTTCGATGACGGGCAACTGTACGTTCACGCTGACCTTTCCGTTCGCCTCGAAGACCGGCGTGTATCACCTGAAGTTGACCCAGGACGCCACCGGCTCCCGCGTGATGACTCTCCCCGCGGGCAAGTGGCCCGCACGCTATGCGGCGGCGGATAAGTTGCTTTCCACAGCAGCGAACGCGATCGACTTGCTCGTCGTCAAGAACGACGGCACGACCCTCTGGTATCAACTCGACAAAGCGTGGGCATAAGCCATGGCGATCGCTTTCGTAAGTAAGAACTCGTCGAACGGGAGCACTGCCAGCACCAGCACTGTCAACGCGCCGGCCAGCATCGTTGCCGGCAATGTGCTGCTGATGGCTGTCGGCACAACCGGCTCTCCGTCCGCCGCCGTGTTGCCGAGTGGATGGGCATTCATTGACGGCGCCGCAGACTTCGTCGTCAACTCAAACATCGCCATCCTGACCGCTTGGAAGATCGCAACCGGAAGCGAGCCGGGAAGCTACACCGTCACCTGGACTGGTGGCGGTGTCGCTACCGTCAACATCATCGCTCAGTACAGCGGAAACGATCAGACTTCTCCGATCGACGCTCACGGCACCACGAACGGAACAGCTTCGGCGAGCGTTGTGTCGCCTACGCTCACGCCCACGCGCACTCCCGATTGGCGGGTCGACTTCTACCTCGCCCGCGTAGCACCTGGGACTGTGACTGTTCCTGGCAGTCAAACCAGTCGAGCAACGGACGGTGTGGACGCCGCTACCGATGCCACCATGACTTTAGGCGATGAAGCCCTCAGTGGCCTCTCAGCAACCGGCACGCGAACCGCAACGGCATCGTCAGCAGTAAACAACATCGGGGCAGGCATTCTCATCAAAGTGGCCCTCAACGCAGGTAACTCATTCTTCTGGTGTATGTAAACCTATGGACTACCTAACTCTCATCACCGCCGCACTCGGGGCCGTCAACGCGATTGCCCTCTCTGTGTTCGGGTACGTCTTCAAGGCACTTGCACAAGAACGCCGGGAGAGACTTGATCTCGCCACGCAGTTTAACGACTTCCGCGTGCAAGTGTCGCGCGAGTTCGTTGCCAAGGTGGACTTCCGCTCCGACCTCGACGACCTGAAGCAGAAGGTCTCCACCATCTACGACATGCTGATCCGAAAAGGCGCACTGTAAATGAGCAAAGCTACTGAAGCCCAACTGTCTCTGCTTCACGCCAAGATGGCCGAGCAATTCCAAGACATCCTCAACAACGGCGAAATCGTCGAACTCCGCAACCGCGAGACCGGCGTAATCACCCACGTTCGCGTCAAGCCTTCGGCCGCGACGTACAACCAGATTCGCCAGTTCCTCAAGGACAACCACATCGAGATCGCACCGGGCAAGAGTAAACCCATGCAGAACCTCGCTTCGTCCCTCCCGTTCGCGGGTGAAGAGGACGACGAAGTTGACTCCCAGGTCATCACCATGCCTGGAGTGAAACACTAAATGGGACAGTTCGTCCTCTGCTTCCTCATGGCGCTCTCTGCCGCGGCGATGCTCATGCCGATGCCGCAGGGTCCCGCCGTTCCCTCCGCAGTCCTTCAACGTTTCGTAAAGTGAGAACCCACATGGCTTTCCAAGGCTTCAAAGTACACGCGCAAAAAGTCAAGAAGAACGACCTCGCGTTCATCATCGTCAAACTCAACACTGGCATGAAGTCCTCCGTCCCGGCGACGGTCATTGCCAAGTGGGACAGCAATCCAGAACTCAACGTCTGGATGAAGGAACTGTTGGGCGCGGGTCAAGATCAGTCGCGCCTATCGTTCGACGAAGCCACTGTCGGCGCGGACACCAAGCGGGCCGTTGCCGAGTTCGAGGCATTCCGCGACGGCAAGGTTGGTCACAAGGCGGAATTCAAGGCCGGCAAGGGTCGCTAAGACCCCCCGTTCCACAGGCCCAACAGGGCTTGAGCCTTCCTAGGCCGGCTGCGCTGGCCGGCCCCCCAAGCTACCCCCGTATGTAGTTGTCCTACAAACCGGCCTCGTTTGGGGGGTCCAAAACACTAAGTCATTGATTAATGGAGGAACGCATGTTTCGCCTCTTCTGTGCCCTTGCGTCCGTCATGCTCCTGTGCTTCGTCGTAGGCGTCATTGCCTCGGCGCAGGTCCAAGAGTTCTGTTTCCGGACCCTGGAACGCTTCCTCGTGTCGATCGGCCATGCCGGCGCAACGGCCCGTGCTGATGCAGCCAAAGCCCAAGCAGCCTGGGATCAACGCATCGCCAAGCGATTCGGCAACACCGAATGACCTCCACTCTCCGGCCCATCTCGGCCGCACTACTCGAAGAACAAGCCGAACGAGAATTCAAGGACATCAAGTCCGACTTCCGGAACTTCGTGTTCCGCATGTGGGAGTTCCTACGTCTACCCGACCCCACTTGGGTCCAGTACGACATCTCGTCCTACCTTCAACACGGCCCGCGGCGCCGGATGATCGAAGCCTTCCGCGGCGTCGGGAAGTCCTGGTTGACCGCAGCGTACGTGCTGTGGCGCCTGCTGAAGAACCCCAATGAGCGCGTGCTGGTGGTGTCCGCATCGAAGGAACGCGCGGACGCTTTCTCCACCTTCGTTAAGCGGATGATCTCCGAGTGGGACCTGCTCGCCACGCTACTCCCGTCAACAGGGATGCGTGATTCAAACATCGCCTTCGACGTTGGTGGTTCGGAACCGCATCAATCGCCCTCTGTTAAATCAGTCGGGATCACGGGCCAGATCACCGGCTCGCGTGCGACCATCATTGTCGCCGACGACGTAGAGACACCGAAGAACTCGCTCACGACCACCATGCGCGAGAAGCTGGCCGAACAGATCAAGGAATTCGACGCGGTCATCGTCCCTGGCGGCGAGATCGTGTACCTCGGCACTCCGCAGACGGAGATGTCGCTATACAACAGCCTGCCCGAACGCGGCTACGACGTGCGCGTGTGGCCGGCTCGCTATCCCAAGAACGTTGCCATGTACGCCGATCGGCTCGCGCCGGCTCTTATCGCGGCCATGGTAGCTAACCCGGCCTTGGTAGACGACTGTAACGGCCGCGGTGCTCCTACCGACCCGGCCCGCTTCCATGACATCGACCTGCTCGAGCGGGAAGCCTCGTACGCCCGCTCCGGCTTCGCCCTTCAGTTCATGTTGGACACGTCGCTGTCCGACTCACTGCGCTACCCGCTGAAGCTGTCGGACCTCATGTGCATGGGTCTCACCAACCAGCGCGCACCCGTCGCTGTAACCTGGGGATCGTCACCCGACCTGCTCGCGCAGAACGTCCCGATCGTGGGACTCTCGGGGGACCGCTGGTATCGCCCCATGTTCATCTCCAAGGACTTCGACCTGTTCCAAGGCGTTGCCATGGCGATCGACCCATCGGGCCGCGGCTCAGACGAGACCGGGTACGCCGTCGTCGCGATGTGCTACGGCTTCCTTTATGTACTGGAGGTTGGTGGACTCCGCGACGGCTACTCGGACGTGACACTTCAGACGCTCGCCGAAGTCGCCAAGCGTAACGGCGTGAACCACATAATCATCGAAGAGAACTTCGGCGGCGGAATGTTCCTGAAGTTGCTGACGCCATTTCTGGTCCGCACCCACCCGGTAACGACAGAGGAAATCAACTCGAGCATCCAGAAGGAGAAGCGGATTATCGACACCCTCGAGCCGCTGTTTAACCAGCATCGCGTCATCTTCGACGAGAAGCTGGTGCTCACGGACTCCGAGGTTGATGAGCCGAAGTATCAACTGTTCTATCAGCTTACGAGGATCACCAAAGACAAAGGTGCTCTGTCGAAGGACGACCGCTTGGATGCGCTGGCGATGGCGTGCGGCTATTGGGTCGAGCAGATGGACAAGGACGTTAAGAGCACCGAGGAAGAGAGGAAGGCCGCGCTGCTGGACCTCGAACTGGAGAAGTTTGCCGCGCATGTGTTTGGTCATACTCCCTCGCCTAACAACTGGATGCACGGGAACCTCGGGCGCCTACCCAAATAGGGAACCTACGAACCCACCTTGGGTATCCCTTGGAGAACCGCGCCCTGCTTGGCTCTCCAAGAAAAGACTATGCACATGCACACCAGCGCACCCACCCCCGGTGAAGGTATAGGTGTATTACCTATGTGTATACCTATGGTGGAACCTAAAGGTGGACACTCAGTTGGACACTAAAGGGGGAGTCCCATGTTGGGTTGCTCAGAACGGTACGACGACCTGCTCCCCCACCTAGGTCACTGCTCTGCGTCCAGTCGAGATAACAACTCCTTGGCTGCGGCGATCCCCACATCGAAAGCCCGCGTGGTGTCCATAGTTGGATCGCGCAGCAACAGGCATGCCACCAGTACGATCGTGGTGCGCTCCAGCTTGGTGAAGTCCGCAGTAGGCACGTTCGGATTACCGGGCATTGGTTGAAACCTCCAGGTCCCCCTAGGGTGTCTCTTTGGTCACGGTCAGTAGGGTAGGGAGCGTGAGGAACCAAAGGTGGGACCTAGAGGGACCTGCTCAAAGAACCTTCGCTTGGCTTACAGAAACGGATTGAGGGCATTCCAAGCCCAGGCGACACACCCGAGGACCGCGGCGGCTGCGCCTAGTAGGAAACCGACGATGAGGAAGCTCACGGCCGAGGTCGCTAACTCGAGACAGTTCAGGTTCGTGGCGTCCGCGGGTCGAGACAGTCCGCGATCCAGTGAATTGCATCCGCCGCCCACTCCCACTTGAACGACGGTACGGGCGGCTCGTGGGCCATCAGCGTCGTCATACGTGTTAGTGCATTCTGCACACGCGCTTGTGGCGTCGGCTGTGTGTTCGGTGGCATACATACAGGCTGCGCCCGCGGTTGAAACGTGTCAAGAGAAATCTTGCACTAGTGTCCGCTACCGGACACGAGGGGAATAATTCTAGCGCAAAAATGTGAAACCCCTCCGGACAGGCAATAGCCGCGCGATCCCCCCGTGCCACCCTCGCGGTCGACCTGGACGACACACAAGCGGGCATCGAGGGCCGCTCATAGTGTACGGCATGGTCACACTAGGCCACTCCCATGCACTAAGCCCATGATCTAGCACCATGCACACTTGATACCGTACCACGTAGGACACTCCACCGCACTCCACTCGCACCACGCCACGCTGATACCTGAGTGATTCACTCGGGAATAGTCAGCGCGTCAGTGTGCCGTGGGGTGATTTTGTGCCATTGCCTAGGCAAGCACACACTAGGATCGCGTAGGACGCGCTGGACCTAGGGCGCCACCTAGTAGACACCACGCTGTAACCCGCGCACGCGGACCCGAGTGTCACACTTCAGCGGACACCAAGGCAGCGCAACAGGTCACACTTGGTTCGTACACCTCAAGCCCGTTCGTCGGCCCATTCAAATAACGCTTGCACGTCCTATGCACTAGGCGTACAAGTAAGACCGTAGGACATCATTCAACCCATAAGGACATACGACCATGAACAGCAAGCAAGCCCTGAGTGTCAAGCGTGCATCTGAATACGATGCGAACGAAGCCCTAGATCGTGCGTCGCGTGCAATAGACCTGGACGGCGACAACGTTGGAAGTGAGAACGTATTCGACAGCATCGAGTACACGACGCCCGATGGTTTGCTGGATGGCGACGACGATGCGGCATTGGTGGCGAGCATTCGCGCAACCCGCCGCTCGCGGTTTCTTGCTGACTAACGTAGCTACTAAGGCATAGGACACCAAACCATGACTATCAACAGACTTAGAAGCGGAATCACTCACGCGGAGCGTGCGGCATTGCAGGCGCCTAGCGTGTGCATCATCAAGCGCAACGGACTCGCCTCGATGCTTGCCAATGTTATAGACGCGCAATGCTTGGGCGTTATGACTGCCACTGAACTAATGGCGGAACTCACGCAAGAGCGGCAGTCAACGCCATGCCAGCAACAGCAAGGCAAGGCGCCTGCCAGCGTCGACGCGATCCTGGCTGATCCTGCCGCATCGTATTGGCTGAAGGATGCGATCCGCGCGTCACTCAACCGCGATGCACTCGACGCATACCGCGACGCTTGCACGCTGAAGGACATAGCCCAAGCGCGGTACGCATTCGCCACTATCGGAGAGTAGACCATGACACGCGATGAAATCATGCAAGCGTACGAGGTGCGGGACGGCTACATCGTTAGCCCTGGCAAGTTCGAGTGTGAGCCAGTATACGTGCCGTACTTCTGGAGTTTCTACCTGGACGGCGGCGACGAACCGCACACGATTGACGGAACGTTTGTGTCGCGGTTCGAGGTGACGGACGCGGAGCGCATCGAGTTTCCGGAACTGGTGGGCGTCGTCGCCCTTGATCTATGGGAATCGGACCAAGGCTTCGTATACCACCGGACATACGCGGCAGGCGCAGCATTGGCGCCGGATGACGACGAGGCAGACGACGAGGGCGACGATGAGTGATCGCTACTCCATCCAATCCAACCGCATGCCGTTGGGCTTGCGCTTTGCCTTGTGGTATCGGCGAGTGTGCCAACGGTTCCACCTAGGGGTTTACCATGCGTAAGGTATTTAGAAACTCTGAAGAGTGCATTCACATATGGGCGTCACGCTCGCAGGATGAGGGGCGATCGGCCAATACTTTTTTCGAGGGTGACACGCTCTACAGTTACGGGCACCACTTCCCGCTCGCCAAGTTCGTCAAGAGCAAACAAGGCGCAGTGGCCGTGCTACTCAATGCCGGCAGCTACAGCGTCACCACGTCCAGACAGCAATCCGCCACGCGCCACGCCGTCAATCATCTAACCTCGTTCACGGTAGCGCAAGAGACTATCGAACGTTGGACGGGTGGCAGTAAGGACGTGCTAGACGCTGCGATGAACGCATGGGCTACCGATGCAGACGAGATATTGCTAAAGGCTTCGCGCGCTCGCCGCAATGCGCCTCTGTTGTTTGGTAGCGCGCAAGAGACTGTCAACATTGCCAACCGCTTCGCTGAATTTTTCGGGTTGCGTAGACGGTTGACACTGCCGGCAGACTTCGCCGAAGCAACAGCAGCGGCGCAAGCGCGCATGGACAAGGCAAGCGCGAAGGAAAAGCGCGAGCGTGCTAGACAGATAGCAGCGGCGGCGAAGGAATCCGCTGAACGCATGGTGCGGGTTGCGGCCGATCTTGAGCAATGGAAGCAAGGCGCTGACACCGCGCACAAGTATGGATGGTCAGACCTGCCATGCGCGCTGCGGATTGACCCGGCGACTATGACCATTGAAACCTCGCACGGCGCCCGCGTACCCGTTAGCGTGGCGCCTGGACTCTGGCGCCTTGTCGAACACTGCCGCAAGACCGCGCGTCCGTTCGACACGACCGAGGCAGTTAGAGCGGGCGACTACATGGCGGATCAGAAGTTCGCCATTGGCCCCTATCAACTGAGCCGTATCGACGCACAAGGCAGCGTGACAATAGGATGCCACCAGATAGCCCACGCGGAACTAGCGCGCATTGCTGGCCTGCTAGGCTTGGCCTAACGTAGCTGTTAGGGCATTGGCCTATGCGCCAGTGTCCTAGCGGGTAAACGTTCGATGATCCACCAATAGGAGTAGCACCAATGCCAGCAGCAACAGCAAAGCCTTACGTGGTCGCGCGACAGTTCTTTTACGAACACGCGGGCTACTCATTACGACCCGTTGAAGGAAACCCAGGCGCAGGGACGGCGCAAGTGTGCCGCACAGTTAGCACGCGCCGAGACCTGGGCGCGGGATACGAACTGCTCGTTTCGGTGGGAGTACGACGACATAGACTCGTCATCCTTCAGCCGCAAGCGTCCAGCGTGGCGCCTATGGGTTTGCACCATGTTCGACGAGCACGGCTCAGTCGTCGCGTCGTTAGGTGGTGTTGATTTTGGACGCGATGGCGAACCGTGGGGCGATTCGTACCGGCGCGTGGTAGAGGCAGAACTGGCGCTAGAGTACGGCGCGT